GTCGCCGTGTTCGTGCTCACGCTCGAGACCGACCGGGGGCGCTTCGCCTTCTACCGCGTGAGTGTGCTCGGCGTCGCCGGCGACCTGCTGGTGAGCGTGCCGACCGACCTGCCGGTGGACGCGCAGCAGCGCGACCTCCGCAACAAGGCCGACGAGGCCGCGCGGGCGCTGATGCAGCGCGCGCGGCTCACGTGCGACAGCCTGCGGCCGCGGCAGCCGGCCCAGACGTTCGGGTACCGCTGCGCATGAGCCGCGCGTGAGCCGCCGCGACTCGTTCTTCGCGCGCCTCCGGGGCGTCTTCGGCACGGAGCCCCCCCGCGCGCCGCGTCGCGCGCGGGTGAACGCCGCGTGGGGCGGGATGTCGCAGGACGGCGGGCGGCTGCTGTCGTCGTTCTTCGCGCCGTCGCTGAGCGCGAACCAGGAGGTGGAGCTCGCGCTCCGCACGCTGCGCAACCGCGCGCGCGCGCTCGTGCAGAACAACGGCTACGCCGAAGGCGTGGTCTCGGAGTGCGTCTCGAACATCATCGGGCCGGTCGGCATCCAGTTGCGCGCGCAGACGCGCACGCTCGGCGCGGACCGGCCGCTACACACGCCGACTAACGACGCGATCGAAGCCGCGTGGGCGCGCTGGAACGTGCCGGAATACGCGAGCGCCGACGGACACGACGCGTGGACGGACATCGAAGGGCTCATCGTCCGCACGCTCGTGATCGACGGGGAGCTGTTCTACCGCGAGGTGCGCGGCGAGGCGGACAACCCGTTCGGCTACAGCATCGAGCTGGTCGACGCCGATCTGGTCGACGAGACGTACAACCGCCGCGCGGCCGCTGGGCAGAACGAGATCCGGATGGGCGTGGAGTTAGGCGCTCGCGGTCGCCCGGTGGCGTACCACGTGTGGTCGCGGCACCCCGGCGAGGGGCCGCGCGAGCGCCTGCGGATCCCGGCGACCGAGATGCACCACGTGTTCCGGCGGCTGCGCCCCGGCCAGGTACGCGGCGTCACGTGGTTCGCGCCGGTGCTCGCGACGCACGCGATGCTGGCGTTCTACGAGGAGGCCGAAGTCACGGCCGCGCGCTGGGCCGCCGCGAAGCTCGGGATCTGGGAGGCCGGCCCCGACGCCGACGTCGACGAGAGCGCGCCGAAAGAGGTGCCGCTCGACGCGCCACCCGGTTCGATCCTTGAGGGGCCGGTCGGCTACAAGTTCAACACGTTCGACCCGCAGCACCCGAACGCCGCGTTCAAGGACTTCGTCGACACGTTGCTGCGCGGGATCGCGCGCGGGCTCGGCGTCTCCTACCTGACGCTCACGGGCGACGTGGCCGCGGCGAACTACTCGTCGATGCGCGCGGGGCTGCTCCCCGAGCGCGAAATGTGGCGCGCGCTGCAGCAGTGGATCATCCGCACCGTGCACCGCCGCGTCTACCGCGGGTGGCTCGAGATGGCGCTCCTCTCGGGCGCGCTCCGGCTCGACTCGCGCCTCGCGTCGACCTACGACGACGTCGTGTGGATGCCGCGCGGGTGGAAGTGGGTGGACCCGCTCAAGGACGCGCAGGCCGCCCAGATCCTCATCGGCCTGGGGCTCGAGAGCCGCACGCGCCTCACGAGCGAGCAGGGCGACGACTTCGAGCAAATCATCGACGAGCGCGCGGCCGAGGAAGCCTACGCCGACGCGGAAGACGTCGACATCAGCGGCACGTTAGGCACGCCCGCCGCGCTCGCGCAGGAGGCACCGCCGAACGGCTCCGCACCGAGCGGCGCGTCCGACCGCCCCTCCGACTCCACGGACGCGAGCGCGTCCCCCCGCCTCGCCGTGCTATGAGCGAACCGACTGAGACGCCCGCGCCGCGCGCGCGCCTCCGCCTCACCAACGTGCGTCGGGCGTTCGCCGCGACGCCGTGGGCCATCCTGCCCGAGAAGCTCGACGCGATCCTCGCCGTCGTCGAGACGCACGCCGCCGGCGGCACACTGCCGGCCGTCGAGAACACGTTCGCCGCCCGCCGCGACGCGGTGCGGGGCCGTCAGGGCGCGGTCGGCGTGCTGCCGATCTACGGCGTGCTCACGCAGCGCGCGGGGCTCATGACGGACTACTCGGGCGGCACCGCGACGGAGTCGCTCGCGGCGCAGTTCGACGCGCTGGCCGCCGACCCGAACGTCGGCACGATCGTGCTCGACATCGACTCGCCGGGCGGCAGCGTCGCCGGGATCCCCGAACTCGCCGCGAAGATCGCGGCCGCGCGCGACAGCAAGAAGATCGTGGCCGTCGCGAACACGCTCTGCGCGAGCGCGGCCTACTGGCTCGCGTCGCAGGCGCACGAGATCGTGGCGTCGCCGTCCGCGATGGTCGGCTCGATCGGCGTGTACGCGGTGCACACCGACACGAGCGCGGCCGATGCGCAGGCCGGCGTCTCGCACACCGTGATCCGCTTCGGCGCGAACAAGGCGGACGGCCTCGCCGGGCCGCTCTCCGAGAACGGCCTCGCGGAAATGCAGGCCATCGTCGACGAGCACGGCAAGGCGTTCGTCGGCGCGGTCGCGAAGGGCCGTGGGATCACGCCGGCGCAGGTGCGGGCCGACTACGGCGACGGGTCGATCTTCGCCGCGAAGGGCGCGAAGGCGGCCGGCCTCGTGGACCGCATCGCCTCGCTCGACGACGTGCTCGGCTCGTTAGGCGCGACGCAGCGCCGCCGCGCGGCCGCCGCGGGCTCCGTCTCCGCCGACGCGGGCGACGCGCTGCAGATCGCGGCCGCGGGCGGCGGGAACTGCACGGCCACCGCCACCCCGACGACCGTCGTCGACGCGCTCTCCTCCCCTCTGGCCGACGCGCGCACGGGCGCGTTAGGCGCCTCCCCCACCGTGCACACCACACCGGCCCCACAGGCCAGGAGTCACCCCGTGTCCGATCAGAACACGGCGGCCCAGTCCGGGGCCGCATCGTCCGACACCGCGTCGGCAATTCTCGCCGAGCGCAAGCGCGTCTCGGACGTGCTCGCGCTCGCGAACGAGTACAACGTCGACGCCGCGACGGCGCAGCAGTGGGCCGCGAACGGCCTGACGGTCGAGCAGGCCGCGTCCGAGATCCTCAAGCAGAAGCGCACGCAGAGCGCCGCGCAGCCGCAGATCCACGTCGGCGCGCCACGCGAGGCGCAGCAGCCGTTCCCGACGGTCGCGCACCAGCTGCAGGCCGTCGTACACGCCGCGCGCAACCCCGCGCAGACGGACGTCCGCCTGCTGCACATCAACGCGGCCGCGCAGGGCTCGTCCACGGGTTCGAGCGCCGACGCCGGGTTCCTGATCCAGTCGGATCTCGCACCGGGCATCGAGTCGAAGATGTGGGACCAGGGCCAGATCCTCTCCCGCGTCACCGACACGCAGATCAGCGGCAACAGCTTCCGCGAGAACGTGCTCGACGAGTCGAGCCGCGCGAACGGCAGCCGCAACGGCGGCATCCAGGGCTTCTGGCTCGGCGAGGCGAGCAGCATCACGGCCTCGCGCCCGAAGCTCCGCCAGGTCGAGACGCCGCTGAACAAGGTCGGCGCGGTCTGGTACGCGACCGAGGAGACGATCGAGGACGCGCCGGCGCTGCAGTCCGAGGTCGACCGCCTCGTGCCGGAGGAGCTGACGTTCCAGGTCGAAGACAAGATCTACAACGGCACCGGCGCCGGCGTGCCGCAAGGCATCCTGACGTCCGACGCGCTCGTGACGCAGGCGATCGAGGCGACGCAGACGCTCGCGAACTCGGCGCAGTTCTACCCGATCAACTTCTCGAAGATGCTCTCGCGCCTGCCCGCGCGGAGCGTCCTGAGCTCGGCGTTCCTCGTGAACTCCGAGGTGATGCCGAGCGTGATGACCATGACGCTCGGCGCGGGCTCGGCGGCGATCCCGGTGTGGCTGCCGCCCAACGGGCTGGCGGGCGCGCCGTTCGGCACGATCCTCGGCCGCCCGGTCATCCCGATCGAGTACGCGGCGGCGCACGGCACGCCCGGCGACATCATGCTCGCGGACCTGTCGGACTACCGCGTGATCCGCAAGGGGGGCGTGAACCGCTCGGCGTCGATCCACGTGCAGTTCCTGACCGACGAGCAGGTCTTCAAGTGGACGTACCGCGTCGGCGGCAAGCCGCGCACGAAGTCGCCGGTGACGCCCTACAAGGGCTCGGCGACGCTCTCGCCCTACGTCGTCCTCGCGACGCGGTCCTGACCCTAGCGCGCTCTCGCCGGGCGCCTGACCCACACCGTTAGGCGCCCGCCCCCCGCCCCGACATCCCTCCGGACTCTGACATGTCCACCTCGTTTTCGCTCCCGCAGCACAACGCCGTCGTGGAGGCGCTGAACCCCGCGACGGACGCGGCCGGCCGCACCGGCAAGTACGTCTCGTTCAAGAACGTCGTGAAGGGCTGGCTCGTCTGCCAGGTCACGCAGGGCAACGCCGCGACGGTCGCGCTCTCGCTCTCGCAGGCGACCGCGGTCGCCGGCACGAGCGCCAAGGCGACGACGGCCGCGGTGCCGATCTGGTCGAACCTCGACACGGCGGCGAGCAACGCGCCGCCGACCGCGCGCACGGCCGCGGCGAGCTACACGACCGACGCCGGCGTCAAGAACAAGGTCGTGATCCTCGAGGTCGACCCCGCGCAGGTGTTCGACATCGCGAACGGCTTCGACTGCCTCGCGCCGGTCACGGGTGCCTCGAACGTCGCGAACATCACGTCGGCGGTCTGGCACCTCCAGATGAAGGACAAGGGCGAGCCGCCCGTGAACCCGTCGGCCGACTGACGGCCGGACGGCCTAACGGACTGACACGATGCTGCTCGTCTGGAACATCGGCCGCTACCGCGACGTGGCGCAGGAGTTTGAGCCCGCGCTTGGGCGCGAACTCCTCGCGTCGGGTCGCGTGCGCCGGCCGGACGGCGACGCGAGCGAGATCGGGGTGGGCGCGGTGAGCGCGATACCCAAGGGGAGCCCGGGCGATGTCAGCCCAGTCGTGGCGTCTGTTCCTCCCACGCCGACCTCGTCGCGCTCCACGACGCGGAGAAGCCGCCGTGGCTGACCCGCGCAGCGCGTTCGCCGCGACGCAGGCGGCCGACATCCTGGCCGCGTACTCCGGGCCGGGTACCGCCGCGTGCACGTCGGGCGGGGTGACGGCGTACGGCTTCGCCGCGCGCCTGACGCCGTCCGAGGCGGACGCGTTCGGGTTCCCGGTGAAGGCGCCGCTCCCCGTGCGGCTCTACGTCCCCGCCGGCACGTGGGGGACGCTCACGCCGCGCGCGTCGACGCTCACGATCGACGACACGGCGTTGGCCGGGGCGTACGAGGTGCGCGCGCACGAGCCGAGCGAGGACGGCCGCGATGACATCTACCTGCTGCACGAGGTGGGGTCGTGATCGTGGACGGGATCCGCGCCCTCGCCGGGTGGCTCACCGACGCGACGTCGGGCGTCAACGCGCAGCTCGCGGCGCTGCCGAAGGACGTGGGCGACGCCGCGCCGCCCGACGTCGCGCACGTCTACACCGAGGCCGACCACGCGGTCACGGCGCTGGGGCCGATCGACCCCACGCTGGTCGAGGATGGCCCGGTGCTGCTCGTGTGTTTCGTCGGCACGGCGACCGAGGAGATCGGCCCGCACACGGCCGGCGCCGTCTCGGCGCTGCAGTTCCTGGTGCGCTACGCCGCCGAGCAAGACGACCCGCGTGAGTACGCGCGCGACGGCTGGCAGACCCTGCGGGCGGCGACGCGGTCGCTCCGCAAGGCGACGGCGACGACGCGCAACCGCGTCGTGATGGACCCCCCGGCGCGCGTGCAGCTCTACGCGCCGCCCCCCGGAGGCGAGGCGTTCGTGCCCGCGCTCCTCGTCACGGTGCCCGCGACCGACGCGTGGGCGCTGGGCGCCTAACGCTACCCACCCCTCCCTCCGGAGACCCCGCACATGGCCCGCAAGCATGACGTGAGCGAACTGCTCCGCCGCATCACCGCACTCGAGAAGTACACGATCGCGACCGGCACGAAGCTCGACACCAACATCGCCACGACGCCCGTCGCGGCCGGCGACGCCACGCTGACGGTGGCGTCCATCACGAACGCGGCTGATACCGACTACATCGCGCTCGTCGGCCAGTCGGGCGCGGTCGACCTGCTCCGCGTCGGCGGCACGCCGAGCTCCGGCAGCATCCCGCTCGCGTACAAGTCGAAGATCAACGCGGCCGTCGGGTCGCGCGTGGTCGAGATGACGCGGACGGTGCTGGGCGACCTCGACGACTCCGGCGTCACGGTCAACTCGTCCGCGCAGCTCGTGGACGTGACCGCGTCGACGAGCCTCCTGCCGATCTTCTCGTTCATCACCGGCGGCACGCTCGGCTTCTCGGCGAACATGCGCGAGATGTCGATCGAGAACTGGCTCGTCGCGCACGGCATCCCGGAGGCGCAGGCCGCGGGCGCGGGCACGGCGAGCGACCCGTTCGGCGCGGCGATCACGGGCCTCACGATGGGCACCGAGGCGCTGACGATCTACCGCTGCGTCGGGCTCATGGCCGACGGCGTCACGACGATGTGGGCCGACTTCGGCAACGCCGTCGTCGCGCCGAACACGAACACGCAGCTCGGCGGCTCGCAGCCCGGGAGCCTG